GACACTTATTTAGCAGGGTTTGTTTCTGCTGTATTGTTGAATATGGGAGACTTACCCAGTATGATATATGCGGATACTGTAGCCCACATTAGCACCACTAGATTAGGCACACTAAAAGAAATTAGTAAAAAAGAAGCAGATGCGTCGTATTTGCGTGTTAAAACATCTTTAACTGATTTGGAGAATGTGTTGTATGTCGATAGCTCTATTAGTGATGATTAAAGATGAATTTAAAGCCACTAAAAATATTATTAAAGCTGTTGATAATGTATGTGAAGAAAAAATAATTGTTGTAACCGGTAATAAGAGAGTAAAAGAGTCTGGTGATTGTAAAGTATTATATTTTCCATGGCATGATGATTATTCTACACCTTTAAACGCTGGATTAAGGCTATGTAAGTCAAAATGGGTATTAAGATTAGATTCTGATGAGGAAATAGACGAAATCAACCTAAAAAGGGTGGAAAAAGCGGTTAATTTACGAGATGATGTATGGGCTTATCAAGTCTCTCAAAGAGGTTATTTACCCGAAAAAAGGGCGGAATATGGGGTTAAAAGAGTAGAAAACTATAAAGGTTATACTAATGCAGTTGATGATGGCTGTGTTCGGCTGTTTAGAAACGATCCAAGAGTATTTTTTCAATATAATACTCACGAAACTATATACGAGTCATTAAAAAGAGCGAACTTAAGACATGTAAAATCAAATATTGTTATACATCATTGGGGTAAGCTTAATATGAAAGACAAAGCACCCTATTATTATGAGTTAGCAAAAGATAGATTACGTAGATATCCCGAAGAGTATCAAAGTTATTATTATGTTGGAGTATCTGCAGAATTTATTGGTAAGCTAGAGGAATCATACGAAGCATTTAAGGCTGGGTATGAAAAATATAAAACTGAATACTATCGAAAACCGATGGTTTTTTTAAATAACAAAAGGAGGAAGTAATGGCAGATAATAATTCTATCAGCTTGGAGACTTTGCTAGAACAACAGAAGAGTCTCTCTGAGGCAGTTGCAAACTTGAGTGCTACAAGGTCTCAACTTGAAGAACAATTGACAACTGTTCGTAACAACCTAAGTACTAACGCTGGTGCTCTTCAGTATGCCAATGCTCTTATTCAGAGTATTACTGGTGAAGAGCCAGTAGAGGCTGCTGCGTCTGATGAGGCATCAGAGGACGAAGAAGTAGCTCTATAATCTAAATTATTCCATCTATAAATGTTTTAGCAAGTTTTTGGTTAATATTTATTTTAGGAGTTTTATAGGTTATTTTGTAATTGTTTAAAGTTTAACTCTCTATATGAACAAAAAACTATGTATATCTTTCTACTGACTCCTTGAGTCTCAAGAATTATACTGCTTTATAACATTTATAGATGGAGAAAATAGATGGCCGAAGTATTTGTCTCGCCCGGCGTCTATACTCAGGAAATTGATGATACTTTCGTACCCGCTGGAGCTGGTACGATTGGTGCTGCCCTCATTGGGCGTACTGTATCGGGCCCTGCGTTTAGACCAATTCGGGTAAATAATTTTAGCGAATTTAGGAATACTTTTGGTGGAGCTGATCCTACCAAATATATGCCCTATGCCGCTAAGTCGTATCTTAGAAATGGCGCGCCTTTGACAGTTGTTAGGGTTCTTGGTAAGGGAACCGCTAATGCTGGTCAAGTTGGCGTCATTGCCTTCCCCAACACTGGTATAGCAGGCCAAACTGCAAGTGCTGGCTTGTCTTCATCTAATACTGTATATGCTACTATTAGAAGAAGAGCATCTGGTTTGGGTGATATTGCAATGAGTGGTAGTCATGGAGATTTCTCATTGTCTGCTGGTGGAGAGACAGTTGAGGGTCTTTCTCTCGTCCCTGCCGATGCTGGGTACATTGAAAAAGTATTGGGAACTGATCCCATTCAATCTAATAATGGTGATAGACTTACCGGATTTTATGTAGATTCTGTTTTTAGTTATTCAACCCCCGCAGACGGATCAACTGTATCCGGAGATACCGGCCGAGGTCAATGGTCAAGTGTTAGCGCTCTTGCAGATGCTTTTGAAGAGGTGACAGGTGGGTTTACTGGCGCAGCTACACCTTGGATTGTTTCTCAAAACTTTGGTGGAACTGTTCATCAACTCTTTAAGTTTACGAGCCTTGCTGACGGTAATAACACTAACAATCAATATAAGATCGCTGTATCCCATGTAGACATTAAGACATCAGCTAGTTCCTATCCAGCCTTTACAGTAGCTGTTAGAATGGCTAATGATACAGATGAGAATCCAATTGTATTGGAAAGCTTTACAGACGTTAATTTAGATCCCAATAACAAAAATTATATCGCTAGAGTTATTGGTGATAGAACTACGTCATTTGATCTTACTCAAGATCCACCCGAAGTACTATATAATGGTGATTATCCTAACAAATCACAGTATGTAAAGATTACCATGGCTGATACCGCACCAGCGGCCGCCAGACCTGCAGGATTCCAAGGAGTAAGCTCTAATATGTATGGCGGTGTTAGTGGTAGTCAAACTCTAAGTGCAGCTGCACTACCGGTAAAGAGTAATCATCTAAACAGTAATAATGCTGTTGATGGTCGTATCTTCATTGGTGTTGATGATATGGGTAGGAAGAGTATTAGTGATAGACTAAAGAGAACAGTAACTTCAGCCTCTGGAACTACTAGTGCAGATCATGGTATTTTGATTTTTGCTAATAGTACAGATGTCGGCGGTGCTGCAAGTGCCGTAAACACTGCCATATCTGCTCAGTATACCTATATTGATCAAGTTGGCTCTAACTCTGGTAATTTCTCTACCAGTAATAAGGTAAGATTTACTACACCTATGTTTGGTGGTTGGGATGGTTTTGATCCTCGTAAGAATCAGTTGTTAACAGAGCAGTCTGCAGATTCGGATACAATTACGGGTAGCTTTAATACAGCTATTAAGATTCTAGCTAACCCCGATGAGGTTGACTTCAACTTGATAGCAATGCCAGGTATCACATCTTCGGCAGGTGGTTCACTTACTCAAAGATTGTTGGATATGTGCTCAACAAGAGCCGATGCGTTTGGTATTATTGATATTGCAGACACTACAGCCACTGGTGCAGGTTTAGCCTTGTCGGTTGTTAATGCACAGACAGAAGCAGCTAAGTATACTTCAAACTATGGTGCTACTTATTATCCGTGGGTTCGTATCAATGATATTGATAACGACAAGCTCGTTTGGGTTCCTCCCTCGGTAGCTGTTATGGGTGCTTACGCATTCAATGATAGAGTAGCTCAGCCATGGTTCGCACCTGCTGGGTTTAATCGTGGTGGCTTGGACGAAGTACTTGAAGTTAGAAGAAGATTGACACAGGGTCAGCGTGACGATCTTTATACTAATAATGTTAACCCAATCGCTACATTTCCAGGTCAAGGTATTGTGGTCTTTGGTCAGAAAACTCTACAGGTAAAACAATCTGTATTGGATAGAATTAATGTTCGCCGTATGATGATTGAGGTTCGCAAGACCATTGCTGGATTCTCACGACTCTTCATCTTTGAACCTAACTCTGTTGCGACAAGAGAGCGTCTATTAACTCAAGTTAATGATTATCTCTCTAGTGTACAGGCAGCTAACGGTGTTAATGAGTTTAGAGCGGTATTGGATGAAACCACTACCACACCAGACTTGATTGATAGAAACATTATCAAGGGTAAGATCTTCTTGAAGCCCACCACCGCAGCTGAAATCGTTATCTTTGACTTCACCGTCACACCTAACGGCGCAGCTTTTAGTGAGTAAAAAACTTAATGGGATGGGGTTTCGGCCCCATCTCGTTATATTTTTTTAATGAGTAGTGTATTTATTGTAGGATGTTTATTAAAATTAAAATGAAGATGGAGATTTAGAATGCCACAGCCTTTTGAAGTCAACGCGATGCTGGCAGATACATTTGAACCTAAGAGACAAAATAGATTTTTGTTTCAGTTTAATGATGACACTCTTCCGGCGTATATCGCACGTACAGCGGCTAGGCCATCTTTTACACAAGAAACTGTCACGATTGATTACTTAAATACCAAGCGCTATTTGGCTGGTAAGTTTGAGTGGAACACAATGTCTATCGGTCTACATGATCCCATTGCCCCTTCGGCGGCTCAGAAGGTTATGGAGTGGGCTCGATTGGCACATGAAACAATTTCTGGTAGAGATGGATATGCAGCTTTTTATAAAAAGAATTTTAGTTTGATCGCCCTTGATCCTGTTGGTGCTGCAGTAGAAAGATGGGAAATCAGAGGCGCTTTTATTACTGATGCGACGTTTGGTGATTATGATATGGCTTCAAGTGAAGTAATGCCTATTGATATTACTATTCGTATGGATGAGTGTATATTGAGATACTAAAGTATGTTTTATAGTTTTTAAATGTTTTTTAAGAAGGGCAAAATTGAATGACCGAAATTAATGTTGATTTGCAAAAATCAAAAAAAGAAGAAGAAAAAGAAGTTTTAACTCCAGAAGAAATGGCAGGTATTGAACGGGCTCAAAAAATGGGAGCGGTGGCCAATGAGGCCTCCGCTTTCAGAGTTCCAACCGAGTTTGTACAAATTCCGTCATTTGGTTTAGTTTATCCTCCCAACTCTCCGTTACATAATCTTAAAGAAATTGAAGTAAGATATATGACCGCAGCTGACGAAGATATTCTTACGTCAAGATCCTTATTGCGAAGCGGTAAGGCTATTGATGCAGTTTTACAGAATTGTATTTTGGATAAAAGAATAAATCCAGAAGAACTTCTGTCGGGAGATAAGAATGCACTTATTACATTTTTAAGAGTAAGTGGATACGGAGCCGATTATAAGGTGGAGATTGATTGTCCTG